AACAGCTAGCCCTGAACAGTACAAACTAGGCAACAGCACAAACGCGATGTCGCCGTTAGAGTCAGTAGTCATCTTAGCACCAAAATTCACCGGAAACCTATGTAAGTTGCGGGAAAAAGTATCGTCAACTTCGGCCACGCCTTCCGCTGCTGGATGGAATGGATTAGTCGCGGCAACCATAGCCTTCTTGCAATGGTGCGACAGCTGGGCCCCGGACCGGCGCACCGGCCGAGGTATCGCCACCACCGCAACCTGCTTTCTCTTCTTGCCCTCTTTCTTCGTTTTCGCCTTTGATTTATTCGTCATACTGGATAATAAGTGGACTTCAATGTAACAACCAGAGTCTTTAATTTGTTAAAGGGGTCTAAATATCAAAATATCCCCATATCCTCGTACCTACCCGTACATTGCCTCTTCAAGCTGCTCTAATCTGAGCTCCTCGAAGTGGCGCGCTGTACTCTCCTCGTCAAATCCTCCTCTCCTCCGATCTCGTGCTCTCTTCTTCCGGTCTTTGGTTTTCTTATTGCGCCGTGATTTGGCGTCCCCACCGGATTCGACCTGTGGTCGGAGCGAGTTTGGAAACCGCACCGCAACATTTGGCGGCGGTGCACTCCAATTCATCCGAGTTGTGGCGCGAAGCAACAAGACTTTGAGATCCAATACCCCAGTGATATTGCGAAGCCGAAGCTCGGTTGCAAGATCACCGCCAAGCATCTGAAACTCTACGTCCCGAAGCACCGCCGACTCCTCTTCTTCCATCTCGTCCGCCCAGTTGAGTGACACCGGGGCACCGACAATCTCTGCTGGCACGACTTGCCTCAAGCGTCGCGGCGTGGGTATGGATGGTTTCCACACCCTATCCACATACCAAGGTAAGTCGTCCACCAATCGCGCAAGCCCAGCAGTGTTGCCTACGTTTAAGAGGTCGCCGAGAGGAGCAAACTCGCTTTGATCGGTGTCACCGCGTACGTAGCGTGCCTTGGTCCGGCCTACATAAAATTTAAGTAGTGCCTGAGCACAGGCAAACGCGTCGGCGGTAGGTCCATACATGAGCGGTGCACCAGCCTGAAGCAGGGTGCCGACAATGCGCACTCCGTCATAGAGTCGGAACTGGTGCTGATCCTCAATGTGCATGGCACTGGGATAAAGCAAGTTGGTGAACAAGCGAGGCAAGATTGCCACACATGTCACCACACGTCTGGACTCGGTCCCACGATACGGAGCCAATGGCACCTGGTTGTCTAAGTACTCATACTCTGGTTGGAACTGATACCCGATCCCGGCTCGCTCTGGAGGCTGACGATTAACCTGCCGGCCCATCGTATCGGGCACAAAGAACGAGTATCCCAGAAAGTCGAAGGTGAGGCAGCTGCCGACCATAACTCCTCGAAGGGGATGGGTTTCATTTTCCATGTCCCATTCCTCATTGAAGAACTCAAGCCGCGACTCAAGCCCCATACCTTCGCCTACACTATGGACAAGCGCCTCGATCTGTTCCCGCGTAATCTCGTAGTACGGCTGACCGTTACGGAGCACAGCGTTGCCAGCCCTGATCCTGCTCCAGAGTCGCTGGCAGTAGACGTCCTCAAGCATGTCATTCACTTCCGACTGCAACGGAATGCCCGATGTGCCAAGGCCGTTCATGTAGACAACGCCAGCATTGTGAATGTTGACGAGCCGGCCGCGTCTTATCTCTCTCCAAAGGGCCGCCAGGTTCGAATCTATCCCGGCAATCCCCCTTTGAAGACGATCATCAATGGCTCTGACCACCTCTTCGCGCTGAGTGAGATCGAAGTTTGACTGATCCGTGCCAAACGCACAAAGGTAGAAATGACGTCGAGCGCCAATCACACGCGTGGTCCGCAGTACGAAGATAGTGTCGTCCCCACAATGGAGAAACCCTATTCCGTCCTGAGCCAGCTGTGCGTCCAAGGCCCTCACAAGTAGGTCCGCTCCACCTCCCGTAAGTCCAAGCTTCTGGGCTGAATGCATGCGTGTAAACAGCCGATCTAAGGCCTCCAACTCCTCGTCACCGTTAAATGGATTTCTAAAATACCAAGCAAAGATGTCATTGAGCGAGACCTTAGCCGAAGCAAACGGCTGTGTCACCGTCTGTATCAACAATTTAAGGTGGCCAGGCATAACCAAGTAGAAGCGCAACTTCGCCTCTCTGATCTTGGTCTCCGAGTACACGTCAGTCTTCGTCTTCCCAAGAAACATTACCATTCCAGGGTTGGCGAGCATAGCCGTGCGATACGCGCGTGCTGCATCGGTTCTCCACATACCCTTAAGCATCTCTGCTACAACTGATATGCAGGCCGTTAAAGCACGC